ATTATGTACTGTGGATCAGTTGGTGAATTAGACGACTGTGAACCATTAAAAGAGTTTTTTTACAACCCAGAACCAAATGGATTTAAACCAGTAGAAAACATCTGGGACCCAGAAGGAAAAGGAACTCAATGTGGGTTTTTCGTTCCTGAGTATTGGAACTATCCTGAATGTACAGATGAGTGGGGTAACTCAGATATAGTCAAAGCAAGAGTTATTTGTGATGAGCAGAGAAAAGACGCACAAAGAAAAGGCCCAGAGCAGTACAGACTTTACGTTTCTCAGGCACCCTTTACTCCGGCTGAGGCTTTTGCAGTTCGAAATGAGTCAAAGTTTCCACTTCATCTAATTGAAGCAGAACTAATGCATATAAAAAGTGAACAAAAATATGGCACATTCGTTGAATTAGATTATACACAAGACGGAAGAATTACTCACACACTTCATACTAGAGCACGCCCAGTAATGGATTTTCCTACTAAACAAACAGCAGACAAAGAAGGTGTAACAATTATATACGAATTCCCTGAACAAAATGCACCGCATGGGCTTTATTTTGCCGGCGTTGACCCTGTTCGAGACATCAAGACTGAATACTCTGTTTCTCTGGCTTCTTGTTTTATAATAAAAAGATCTGTTGAAAAAGATGGATTTCTTGAGCCAGAAAAAGTTGTTGCTTCCTACACTGGAAGATACGATGATCCAGACAGAACACATGAAACAATGTCTCGACTTATTCAATACTATAATGCAAGAACATTAGTAGAAAATGATGTAGATTCTTTTATAAGATATATGATGCTGCAGAAAAAACAAAAATACTTAATTTCTAAAAAAGAACTGGCCCTGTTGCACGACTTTGATTTAAACGTACGAACACACGCTGTATACGGAATAACAGGTACCTCTGCCGTATCAAATAGACTTCTCCAATCAGTCATCAATTACCTGAAAGAGGAGCACTCTAAAATATACGATGATAAAACAGGTATTTTAGTTAAAACAGTAAGAGGGGTTAATTTTGTAAGAGACTTCATGTTACTAACTGAAATGAAAGCTTGGAAAGTTGGTCTTAACGTAGACAGAATAAAAGCGTTTGGGTACGCTTTGATGGCAGCACAAGCACACTCTACTCACTACCAATACAAACAAAAAACAAATGATGACGACGCAGAATTTGCTTACGTCAGAGAAAACGAAGAAATTAACTCTAAAATAAATAGAAATCCATTCAATGGATGGGTTTTAAATTCACCTTTTAACAAATTACGATGAGCATAGTGAAAAGCCCTGTAATAACGGCAAAACAATTAATGCAAGGAAAGACTGCTGAGTGGGATAAGCAAGGCGTCTTAACTCAACCAATTCAAATGCTTCCAAGAGAAAACAAAGACAAGGCTTGGAAACACCAAAACATGGATTGGTGGGAACACATTGGGGTTGCACAACTCAAAGAAAAGTATAAAAGACTTTACAAGAACTATAATCTGGCAAGTGGTGTAATTGATAAAACAGATTACATTCCTGATTCAAGCAATCAATACGGTGAAATGATTTCCATTTTAACAGCTGAGAATGAAACACCTTATGAAATTAGGTTCTATCCACTAGCTCCAAACATTTTAAACGTTTTAACTGGAGAGTTCTCAAAAAGAAACAACAATGTTGTTGTTAAAGCAATTGACCAGTACGCTATCAATGAAATGCTTGATCGCAAAAAAGGAATGGTTACTGATTATGTAATAGCCAAAGCCAAACAAGCATTAGCACTCAAACTATCTCAAAATGGTGTAGAATTAGATTCCGAAGAAGCTCAAGCCCAATTTCAAGCCATTCCTAACCTTCCCCAAATTCAAGAATTTTTTAATAAATCTTATAGATCAATCGCTGAGCAGTGGGCCACACATGAGCTTGCTGTAGCAGAAGAAAAGTATCGATTGTACGAATTAGAAACCTACGCATTCAAAGATAAACTAATTTCAGGAGAAGAATTCTGGCATGTACGTCTTTTAGAGGACGACTATGAAGTTGAGTTATGGAGCCCAATAAACACCTTCTATCACCGGTCCCCTAGTATTCCCTATGTATCTGATTGTAACTATGTGGGAAGAATTCACCTCCTTTCAATTGCAGATGTAATTGACAGATTTGGCCATAAAATGACTGAGAGTGAGCTTAAAAGCCTTCAAGAAATGACAGGTTCAAGAGCAAATCACGGTAAAGCTATGAGTGCTGATGCTATGCCAGTAGACTTTTATAATCCATCTAAATCTAAAGACGAACAAATCCAATCAGTTTACTGGAACCAGGCTGTGGCGATGAAAACTTTAACCGAAGGCCCGATAGACAAACCGATGTTTCAGTGGCTTGCAGAAGATGATGGTGCGTTCACAAATGATTTCCTAATAGTAACAGAGGTTTATTGGAAGAGTCAAAAGAGAATGGGAAATCTCAAAGAAATTAGAGAAGACGGTTCCGTCTACGAAGATATAGTAAGCGAAGACTTCGTCGTTACGGAGCCCCCAAAATATGACACAACCGTTATAAGAGAAAAAACTGCTGACAATCTAATAGAAGGTCAGCATATAGATTGGTTCTGGGTTAACGAGGTGTGGCAAGGTACAAAAATTGGACTTTCTTTTGTTAATTCCTGGGCTGGTATGAGCGACAATTTTGAGCCTATTTATTTAGACGTAAAACCACTTCCTTTTCAATTTAAGTCAGATAGTTCTCTTTACAATGCTAAACTACCCGTAGAAGGCTTTCTAGGGTATCATAGAAACGTTAAGAGAACTTCTTTAATAGATAACATCAAAGCTTTTCAAGTAGGCTACAACATGGTTAACAATCAAATATTTGATATGCTTGTTGACGAGATCGGCAACGTAATTATGATCGATCAAAATATGATTCCCAGAAACTCAATGGACGGTTCGTGGGGCAAACACAACTTTAAAAAAGCTTATCAAGTAATGAAAAACTTTGGTATGCTTCCAGTAGACACTTCAATCACCAGTACTGAAGTTCCAATCAACTTTAATCAAACAAGTGTTGTTAATCTAGAAAAAACTAATCAACTCGTCACAAGAATACAAATCTCTGAATACTTCAAGAACGAATGTTTTTCTGCAGTAGGAATTACACCACAAAGACTTGGATCTATTTCCGCATCAGAATCAGCCACAGGAGTACAACAAGCAATCAACAACTCCTATGCTCAAACAGAGATGTACTTTGTTGAGCATTCCAATTACCTGATGCCAAGAGTAAAAGAAATGATACTTAATGCAGCTCAATATATCAACGGAAATAAAGATAATGTACAAATTTCTTATATTAATAAAGAAGAAGAAAACGTATTTTTCGAAATTGAAGGCACAAAACTTCTTTTATCTGATTTAAAAATCTATACAACGTCAAAACCAGATCAAAAGGCTATACTTGATCAACTAAAACAACTAGCAGCTAACAACAACACGAGCACAGCAAGCATTTTTGATCTTGCTAAAATCATTCAGTCAAATTCTGCGACAGAAATCCTGGAAACACTTAAGAAAAGTGTCGATAACGTTCAAAAACAACAAGAACAACAACTTGAAGCTGAAAAAGAACGAGTACAAATGCAGATTGACGCGCAAAACGCTCAGGTTGAAGCTCAAAGACAATTTGAAGCAGAACAAAGTGATCTTCAACGCGCTAATGAAAGATACATCGCAGAGATTAAAGTTCTTACATCCGGTCAAACTAGTGATTCCGATGATAATGGCACTCCAGATATTTTAGAATTAGCAAAATTTAATGCTGATCTAGCGAAAGCCGGTCAAGACATGGAGATTGCTGAAGCCTCACAAAATGCTGAGACAGTAAAAAACGCTAGAGATCAAAACATGAAAGAAAGAGAGCTCGCTTTAAAACGACAAGAACTACAAGCAAAAATTACAATGAAAGAGAAAGATATTAAGCTAGCAAAAGACAACATGGCCAACGACGAAAAAATCGCTAGAATCAACGCTAAGAATCGAAACAAGTCAAAGCCTAAATAAAGTTAGCGATATTTTACCAAAAATTTTTGATAACCCTACATATATTAGATTTAAAATTTGGTAGATCTACGAATTTTGTTTATTATATAACTGTAAAACCAACACATAAGTATGTCAGAATTAGTTCAAGAAACATTTCTTGCCTCAATAGCAGATAATTTAGCTGATACTTTCTTCACAGATGGCGCAACATCGACAAAAAACGTCATGACTCCAACTGTAGATGACACAAAAGAAGGTGAACAAGGTCCGACTAAAGTAATTAAAAACGACGGAATTAAAAGTCCAGAACACAGCATTTCAGCGGATGATCTAATAGGTGATCTTTTGGAAAGGCCAAATGAAGACGACCTGATTCCTAGTGGTCCAACAGCTAAAGTCAAAGAACTGAAAACAGAGACTTCTGAAGAGGATTACACTTTTCTCGTAGAAAAAGG